CGGCGGTGTTATCTGTTGGTGTGAACACATCCCAGAATCCGTTTAAGTCTAAGTATTCAAATGTAGGCAAGCAGTCATGACTTGATAAAGTGCTTAGTGTTAAATCAATAGCTGTGAATGGTATGTCATTTCCTAAAACTATTTGATTATTATTCTCTTCAAAGATGCTGGTTAATGTTCCTGCACCATCTCCGAAAGCTGTCGTCACATTATTAAAGGCTGTCATTAAACTATTACTTGTGTATGCATAGTCCATTGTTGTTTGAAAAGTTGTTATGCCTAGATTGATTTGCCTTTCAACTAACACATGTGCCTGTCTGCCGTCGCCTATAACCTGCTTAAACTTTCCTCTTGTAGTTCTCTTACTCCAAGCTGATACATTTTGCTGTAGCAAGGTGCTGTACATTAATAAGCTGCCGTCTAACTGTGTAGCTAGATAAAGTCTGGCCTGTACATTGCCGGGATCCCAAGTGGCATTTGAATTAACTGTTTGAAATAAATGATTGGATAATAATCCAGCAGGGTATCCAATGTATTTCGCATCACCAGTATTATAAACAAGCTGTGTTACCTGTGTTTTATTTCCTGATGCATATAAAATTTGATTGTCAATTGTCACAGCTTCCACATTGCTGCCAGGGTTTTGAGATTGTGGCGCAAAATAAAAAGTTGATGCTGATAAAGGTGATTCGACTAATGGGCTTTGAGCAAAAACTTTATTAGTTGTTAAGAATACTATTGAATCATCTGCAACTATTGACTCAATACTTTGTTCGCCCTTGCCATTAAATGACACGCTAAATGAAGCCGCTGCGTCAATGTCTGAGTCGTCAAAGTCATCATAAACACCGGCTGTTGATATAGCGCAAATGTTTTTAAGTGATGCGCTATGCCCTAGCATTAATCTGTTTAAATAAAACACCCCGCGCGATGGAAAGCCACGGTCTATTGCTGCCGGTGCTGCTCCGATTACGGTAGCGTCATGCCACATTCTTTCTTTAAGTGAGCTCACGTCGCCACTATGTAGCACCTTTAAAAAGTCGTCTAGTATTTCCACTGTTGCAACTGTACCCGCTGCGTTGACCACGTTTATTCTTGCTGAGCCAGCACCAGCCCTAAAGAGTCCGCCAACATGACCGCTTGTAAAGATAGCAGCACTTGCCGTTAATGCTACAGCTAACCCTGTTAATGCTCCAAGGGTAAAAGTAAAGGTAGGCGTTCTATATTGCGTGCCACCTATCACAGTGAAATCAAATGTAGGGCTTACGTTTGGTGTTATAACGCTTAGCGTCCATAGCGCATGGCTTGCTCCTCTGACTAGTTGACCGATAGGTACTGATTCATGAAGTAATAAAATCCTGTCGTGACCTACTGCAAAATGCACATCTTTAATTTGCGCAAGTGTGTATGGTGCTACGCCAACGGTTACTTGGAAAGTATCGTTATAATATATGTCGATTGCTGATACTGCATTTGATGCTCTAAGAACTATTGTATAAGTTATTTCACCGGAGGCATCAAAAAGAAAGTCAACAATATTAATATAATCTGCGTTTGTAATAACTGCGTTGCCATTCTCTCTATCAATCATCATGTCTGTGTATGTTGTACCCGGTGCAATCGCAGCGGCTCCAGTCCACAAGGCCACCATATTGCGAAGCTTTCTTGCTCCTTTGGTATAGATATCAATGTCAACTCTGGCTAATAATGTCGGGTCAAGCTCGCCCTTAGTGAACGTGTTATGTATGGTTTTAAGCGGCATAGGTTAACGCCTTCTGTGGTTTGTTGAGTATGAATATCTTACATCAACGTAAGGCTGAGAACGTATGCTTCTAGCTGGTGTACTTTGACCATCTGAAAACAAAGCTCTTGATTCCCACATGTCAGCACCGCCATTAATTCTTGCAACCATTCTGTCTGAATTGGTAACTGATATAGCCATCATTGAGGCTAGCTTGTATACGATATACATTGAGAAAGTAGCAGGCCATTTTGAAACTGGCACACTCTTTGCATAGATTACGGTTAGAGATTGATTAGTATTTGTTAAAACTCTATTACCGAATACGGCATAGTTAACCATAGGGTCCAATCTAAACAGCATTAATAAATCTGCTGGCATTTCCCAGTAGTAATTCCAACTATCAAAGGATGGTGTCAGTGTGGATAGTACGCCCATAGCTTGGAAGGCTTGTGCGAATCTCCAACGGTTAGAACCTAATTCAGCACAGACTAACGTTTGATATAAAGCGCTCCCGTCTTGTGCAAAGCTTCCGCCTGAATCAATAGAATTAAAACCTTGTCGACCACATAAGATTGATGCTTGAGAAATTATTTCTATGTCGGTCGTTGGTTGTGTGATTGACATAAAGCATCCTTGTTTAGATTATTAAAGTACTGCCCCTAAGCGGGGCAATACAAGGCTATTAACTACGCTGTTATAGTTGCAAACTATTTTCTATGATAAAAAAAGTTAAAGAATACCTAGACCCCTAAAGGTCTAGGATTAAACAATACTACACGCTTGGAATCTTTTTGTACCAAATATGAGCAACTAGGTCTGAATCGCCCGTGGTGAAAGCTTGGGTCACATTCGATAAATATAATCCCTTGTTGACCGATGTAGAGAATGGCTGGTCAACTACTCCGGCATTCATATTAAAAGTTTCGCTAACTGTTCCTTGAAATAATGAAGCGGCCATGGTTGTAGATGCAATAATACCTGCACCATTAACAGTTGAATCATACTGAACAGCAGCAACACCACCGGCAGCATAAGCAGCAGCACCGTATGTAAGTAACAACTGAACTCTATCAAGAACTAACAGTGTGTTAGCACCACCAGCAGCAACTAATAATTTAGGAGCAGCATACATACCGTTGAACTGAGCGGCAGTAATAGCAACTGATGCATATTGAATTAAGTTAGGGTTAACTTGTGCGCTACTGATTGAGCCGATAGCTGCATAAGTTGAAACAGTAACAGCAGTAGTAATGGAAGTGACAACGTACATACCATTTGAATCATTACCGTGTACGTGAATCACGTCACCAACTGCAAGTAAGCCTGATAATGTATTAGCGGCTAAGCTTTGCTGTGCATTGTTAAAGTAACCACTTGCAACAACTGTTGCGATAGCTTCGTTAGCACCGGCAGCAGTAGCATTGTAAGACCAAACTTTCAAAGCTTGGATGTTGGCTGATGATGATACACGGCCTAGATAGTTTATATTAAAAGTCATTTCTAAATTCCTTAATCAGTTTAGGTTATACAAAGTTAATTTCAACAAGACCCTTAGCGTCAACAACTGCTGCGCCAGCTTCAAGCCACATGTTTATTAAGTAAGAAGTCTTGACATTTTCCCAAGAGATATCGCCGCCTAAACGTTCGCTTGATGCATAACCGACTGCCATTTCATTTACCATGAAAGCTTTAGTCGCTGTTAATCCGCCCTCGTTCATGTCAGGTATAACGATAAAGTCTAAACCTAAAACAGTCATGCCGTTTAAGCCGTCAGATTCTAAAGCTTTACGGTTAACAAAGTCAGAATTTGTTAGCTCTGTAGCTGCTAATAGATCTGCTTCTGCTGCTGAATTAATAATAACTGACTTCTTGCCCATGTTAGCACTGCGCTTGCGTAAGAAAGCATGACCCTCTAACAGTTTAGCAAAAGTAAAACCAGTACCACCGGCAGCGATTTGTGCGCCTTGTAAGCTTGTAGGTGATGTAGCATAAGTTGCAGCTTGAATAGCATCAACAATGATTTGGTCAGCACGTCTAGCAATAGCCCATGAAGCAACCTTTGTATATTCTTCGACTGCATTAACAGCAAGTTTGTTTTTGAATGAACGGTCGGCATATTCTGATGCATACCAATCTTCGATAGTTACTGGAACATCTCTATTAGAAACATTCATAGGTGTAACATCATCTTGCGGTGCTTTCTGAGTCGCCATACCTTGACCGAAAACAGGGAAATGAACTATAGAACCTTTAGTACCTGTCTTAGTTCTAACAGCATTTTCTAATAGGAAACCTTCTGATTGGAATTCAGAATGTGCGTCGCTTAAAAATTGTTCTATCTCAATATTAGCTAATTGTAATGACATGATTTGTACCCCAAAAAATTAAAATAAATAAAGTAAATGAATTTAGATTTGTTTTTCAGGGTGTCCAAGTCATAGACCAGGCCGCTAGTTGCGGGTATCCGGTGTGCAAGGGCCTGTATAATCTTTGTTAATTATAGTTAATTATTAGATAAGAATCAAACTAACGTCCTCGAAGCTCTCTAGTTCTTGCATCTCTGAATCTTGCAGCTAAATCATTTTCGTGATTCTTATCTGCAACTCTTATTTTTTGTTTAACTTCTGTTCGATATTTTATTTTATCGTTCTCAACTTCGGTTGAAGATTCAAATTTAATTGCGTCGCCTGATGCTGAGCTTGGCACACTGGTTGACGGTGCTGCCATTAGTCGCATTTGATTAAACAACTTAAAGTCTGTTGGTGTTAGCAACCAATTATTTTGAACCGTGCTTACTTCTTCCGGTGTTAAATTGTCACCCATCCATTTATTAACTGCTTGGTATGTGTGCGCGTCGTTGACTGTGAGTTCTTTTTTTAATTCAGCCTCTAACTTTTGCACCATCTGCATGTTAGCTTCTTTGTATCCCTCTGCTAAATGCTTGAATCCTTCTTGAGATAAACCAATATCTTTAAGAGCCGGCATTAAACTTTCAATCAATGGGTCGTTAGCTTCGACGTTCTCTAGTCCCTCGGTACTATATTTATCGTCAGGGCTACCCCAAAACTTACCCATTTTCTTTTGAAGTTCTGAATAAGACTTGGCTTGATCCTCTACCGTTTTAAATTTATCCTTCATAAACCATTCAGGCGTTTCATCTTCTACCGGTGCGGCCTCTTCTGCTGGTGCTGCTTCGGCTTCTGCTTGTGGTTGTTGGCTTTCAACTGGCGCAGCTTCTGCAATGGGTGCTTGCTGTACTGGTGCGTCACTTGTTGCCTCTACTGGTGCCGCTTCTGCTGGTGCTACTTCACCGCTTGATTCTTCATGCATTATTTAGCCCTCTTCATTGTTTTAATAGATGATGTTTGCTGTGCTTTGTTCATGTGCGTTTGAATGGCAGCAGAAAAAGATCTTATTAAATCGTTCTTGCCTTCATTGAAAAAAGCCCACGCTGGTTCTTTGTCTGGAAAAGCAACGGGGCTTCTAAAATATTTATCTTCTAGCTGCTTTAATAGCTGCGCACCTGTTTTGTTTTTATAAAAAACCTCGTGGCACAGCTCATTAAATTTATTGTTCCATTGTGTTTCGTAGTTATTATTCATCTGTCAACCCTTGGTTCTCTGCTTCTTGCTGTGCTGCTTGGCCTGTTGCTGCCATCATTGCTTCTAGCTCTTCTTTAGTTTTAACGTTTGACATCTCAACGTCTTGGTTTCTTGCAAGTGCCTGCACTAACTCAGGTGCTCTTAGTGATGCGGTTGCACCTTCTGGCCCAATCATTGACGCTAACGCTTGATAGAATCCAAGTAAGTTATCGGTTTTGATTTGTCCTTTAGCTGTCATCAATGGGGTTTCATAGCTCATGCCTAACAGCTCACCATCAAGTGATAACATTTTATCTCTAATAGCAGGGTCTATGTTTGCAAAAGTTTCCGGCTGCAATTTATTTATAATCCACAAGCAACGCTCAATGACTGGTGCAAAGAATTCGTTTTGAAGTCTAGGCACCATAGCTGCAAAGCCCTCTAAGTTTTCTTTGTATCTAATCTGTGCTTCTGTCGCTGTGCGGTCAGGTGCATTGATAGGGCCAAGAGGAAAGGCAAACATCATTTGATTTATCTGTTGTCTTAAATCACTAATGACTAATGACGAAAAGTTTATATCACCACCGGCAGGAAAGGCTTGTATAGGCCACTGACCCATTACCATTTGAACCGGTATGATTGCGCCGGGCTTAGCTGTGAAAGTGTCTTGGTTAAATGCTGAGTCGCTTGAGGCCATGTACATTGGGTTAGATTTGAAAGCTGCTGCAATCAACTCATCTTCTAACGCCTGATTGATTGTTGCTGCTGTCGGGTAGGCTCTAAGAGCTGGGCCGCGTCCTCGTGTCTCGCCTGTCATCTTACGCATACGATAGACAACCCAAG